TCACTAAACTTCTGTGCATAGTCAAGATATCCGCGGACACACTTTAGTAAGATTATAGGCAATTCTTGATCCAACTTTTCATCCAGATGAGGGTCAGCGGTCATAACCTGCTTTGAAAAATTCCAAGGCAATATACGACGCAATACGCTTCCTGAGTTATCCTTCCAGTTTGGAATCTCATTACCACCAAGTATACCAGGAGCCGTCCACTCAATAGACTTTGCCTTTTCATGCTTTACAGCAACTGATACATCCTCACCAGATACCATACTCTGAAATTCAGCCTGTTCAAGACATAAATCCCCTTTCACCTCTGGTGCAATAAACATGAATCCGTCGTATATACTTGCAAGTCCAAACTTGCGTTCAATATTGTTAGATAATGTACGACAGTCGTCAGATTCATAAAACTTTTTGAAAACTTTTGTAATTATAGTAGATTTACCAGAACGGGCAATACCCTTCAGGAATGGAATAATCTGCCAGTTATCCACCTCACCAATATCAAAACACAAACGACCACCCATGACATACATCCAGCGACATACATCCTCATCAAACTTCTGATAATCCAGAACAGACTGAAAATAAGGTGTAGGAATGTCCCACCAATTCTCAGTCTCTGTATGATCCCGAAATGGTAGATCAAAAAACTTACAACTCACAATAGTCGGATCTAAACAAGCGTACTTATCACTGTCATACTTGTAAAAGTTGCTTGTATACATTCCTCGTTTGGGACACCACTCCTTCCCAATGAAAATACCATTATTAAAAGACCAGACGTGACGATTTTTCTGCATCTCTGGAAACTGCATATCCTTACATACGGATAGATAACCGATAGCATCACGACCAGCACTGCCCTTCGAAGTCAGATTCTTCCACACTTCAAACCGAGTTTCCTTCTGAGCAACACCGTATACATATTCACTGATCGTATTGATAGCCTTCCAAGCCTTTGTAGGATAACCATCACTAGTCACAATTTGCTTACAACAATTTCCCTTGTAACGACGAATGTTGTTCACGTAAGTATCATTCAAGAGAGCAAGAAGCAACTGTTGATAAGAACTCAACTCTTCAAGATTCATAGTAGTGCAGCGGAAAAGTGAATGATCCACATCCTTTTCTACAGGCAAATATGTTGGATTATTGATACGCTCATACTGTCTAGAATACCTAAACACAGTCTCATAAGCATCATCAGCCATATCGATAAGTCGGTTGATTCGTGTAGAAATCTTAAAAGTATTACCATTGATATCATCAGTCTCTTCATCAAAGATATCAAGTGCCACAGAACGATGATACAATTCACCAAGAACACGCTGTTTACGCTTATTCTGCTCGGTCAAGCGTTCAATGTCAATCTCACGGGGTAGACCAGTTCCGTCAAGTTCGTTTTCTTGATAGAAATGCTTGAAACCATTCGTGAGAGGAACCCACGGGTCTCCCCGTTGATCAAGTCTCCATTGCTGTTCGAGTTGAGTTATATAAGTCACTATATCTTCAGCAGTCAGATTCTGTACCTGTGTTTTTAATATTTCTAGACGGGTTTCATTCTCGTTGGTGTTTTGTTCGATATAGTGAACGCTGTCCATGCTACTTGTATTATAATCAACTTATTTTTCTAAGCCATTTTACTTTTTTGATACCGCGGACAACATTTTGATTAGAATCTTGTTCTGAGTCTCCATGGCTCGCGCGATCTGTACAAGTGCCCCACATACAGTATCACCCTCAGGTGTCGCTAGGGTGTTTGCAAGAAGTTCAACCATACCACTGTCCTCCTCCTCCTCCTCGTCATCACTATCCTCTTCGTCCGTCTCATCTTCATAGTACTCGCCCTCATCTGATTCCTCGTCAGGCTCATTGAAAGCCACACGACGTCCCTTCGATACAGTAGGACCGGGAGTGGATGGCTCAACAATCTGGATTTCCTCAGAAGACATTATATTCTACCCACTGAAAATTCTAATCGCGCTGTGTCGCACCCAAATCTCCATTCCCTCAGGTGTGGACTTTGTAAGGTTGTCTGGTGCGTCAGAAATATCAGCCCACATTTTTCTTTCAGTATTCAGGGTCGCGTATCTTTATGCCTAAAATTTTTTTCTCAGAGTATAGTATAATAACGAAATATGGCAGGAGGGTTAAAATAGCATTATAGCCCCAGTGAGGTGTAAAAACCTTGCTAGTCTCGCAAGAGGCGACACTTCCAAATTGCGGGGAAACCCTTAGAGCTTATAGTCCTAAACCATCTTGGAAACATTTTGGTGGCTTCAGGGAAAACTTGAAGGTAAAGGCATAATCTATAAGATTGGGCGATCCGCAGCCAAGCCCCTAAATCTCTATAATCACGAGACACGGGGAAGGTTCAACGACTAGATGGTAGTGGGCGTGAGGGGTTGATTACCCCCTGTGATCGCTTAAGGTATAGTCTACTCCCAGACGAAAGTCTGACCTATGGTAGAACATAGGAGCATTATGACATTAGGAAGAAATACCTAATCGAGTGTGGTATAAAGGTGATGCAATTGGTTGCTTACGGCGCACAGGATGTGTACCTTACCGGTAACCCCAAAGTTACTTTCTTCCAGGCGGTTTACAAACGCCACACAAACTTCGCTATGGAGACCATTGAGCAGACTGTGAACGGTACCGTGTCCCCCAACGGTCGCGTTTCCGTGACTATCGCACGCAACGGTGATCTCATCGGTGACATGTTCCTCGAGATGAAGACTAAAGACACTGTTGTTTCCAAGGCAGGTGTCACTGGTAATTCAGGCTGCTGGGTTGCTGAGCGTGCAATCTCATCCGTGGAACTTACCATTGGTGGTCAGCGTATTGACAAGCACTACCAGCGTTGGTGGCGCCTATACTCCGAACTCTACCTCTCCGCGGACCAGAAGGACAAGTACGCCAAGATGACCACAAACGCTCTCGCTACAGCCACTGAGTCCAACCGCGTGTACCTCCCACTTATCTTCTTCTTCAACCGCAACGCCGGTCTTTATCTTCCACTTATCGCTCTCCAGTACCACGAGGTGCGCCTCGATATTGATCTATCAAGCGTTTTTGACACCTACCTCGAGACCTCCGGTTTCAAGGTGTGGGGCAACTACGTGTACCTAGATACCGAGGAGCGTCGCCGCTTCGCCCAGAAGGGTCACGAGTACCTCATCGAGCAGGTGCAGCACACTGGTACCGATGACGCTGGTTCCAGTGGTTCTGCCAAGCAGATCCGTCTCTCTTACAATCACCCCATCAAGGAACTTGTGTGGTGCGTGAACTCTGGTGTCACCACGTCCGAACACCAGATGTGGAACTTTACCACCCTTAACGCCACCGACGACGTTGTGCTTGAGTCTAACGCCGCAGCAGTCGCTGGTCTTTCTTCTCTAAACACCGCTTTCGGTGTGCCCCAGCTTGTGACCACGGGTAACCACTACAGCGTTGGTGAGGATGGCAAGGTTACCACCTGGAACGCAGTTGGACCTCTTGATACCTTCAAGCTCATTCTCAACGGTCAGGACCGCTTCAAGGAGCAGTCCGGTAAGTACTTTAACCAGGTGCAGCCCTACTGCCACCACGCAGGTGTGCCCATGCCCGGTGTCTACAGCTACTCTTTCGCTCTTAAGCCAGAGGAGCACCAGCCAACCGGTACCTGCAACTTCTCCCGTATTGACAACGCCCAGGTTGAGATCAAGACCAAGGCCAATATGGCAGCTGGCACCACTAACACCCTCCACATGTTCGCAGTCAACTACAACGTGCTCCGTATCCAGTCTGGGATAAATCTCCTGTCCCAAACAGCCGACGTTAAAAGCGTGCTATCGGCTAGTCCTGTTGCTTGCTGTTAAGCAATCCTCGGGGCGACACACCTTGTTGCGGGAAACCCCTAAAGCTTTATCTACCACCCTCAGGAGAAATCCAAAAAGGGGAACTCGGTTAATTGCCGAACCCAATGGTAATAATGATAAAGATAGTACAATGGGCAATCCGCAGGCTTACTTCCTAAACCCGCTATGATAGGGCACGGAAGGGTCTCAACGACTGAACGGGTGTGGCTGTCTTATGATGGTCTAATCAACCTGAAGATGGTTAAGATACAGTCTGGCCTCGTGGGAAACCACGGGGAATTAATCCTGGGGAGGATTAGCTTTT